GCTTCCAATGTACCAGCAATGATTACATCCTTACGGCTAATCTGGGTGTAGTTGCCCAAACGAACTGTAGCTGTAACTGCTGTGAAAGAGGTGATGTCATCGCCCTCGATCTGTGCATTGGTTGTGATGGCAGCGGCCAAATCATCGGTTTGCCATTCAAAGAATGTGTTGGTGACGTTCTCACGGCCAACATTGCTCATGAATGGAGTCTCTTCTGGAGAGATCTGATAAATGACGTTTGAAAGATCTTCCCGTACACCCTTTGCGTCAAAGCGGGTGTAGGTGTTTGTAATAGCAGCCATGATAGGTCCTTAAATAAATTTCTCGAATAGGGATGCGGCATCTCTGACGCTTCCAGTTTGTGCAAGACGCTTTTTTGCGTTATTTAAATCGCTAGACTTAGAACTTACGCTACCCGCTGAACCAGGAGTGACCATCTTCGGGGCTTTTTTAATCTTTGCTTGGAATTCTGGACGCTTGCTCATCATCTGGTCATACTTCCACGCCTTATGGAGTGCAAGCAATGCCCGTGAATCGCTAATGCTGTTCAGTTCCTGCTCTGAAAAACCCAAATTCTGACCATACTCTAACAAAGCTTTACCTTCTGCTTTAGCTTTCTCTGGAGAACTCCACTCTGGAATTTTCTCTTTCAATATTGCAGTTTCCTGCGCTAAAACATTTCGTATCTGCTTTTGTTGTTCAACTTGACGCATTTGATTGATACGCTCTTGCTCTGCTTGAACCGCATACTTCTGTTGTTGCCTACGCTGATGAGATGTCCATTGACGGGCATATTCAGTTGGGTCTTCAACTTCTAATCGGTTCCAATCAGGCTCTTGCGGCTCAAACTCTTGCAGTTTTTGCTGTAATTGTCCTAACACCTGTGCGTATTGTTCACGCTCACCACGTACTTGCTGAAACTCAGACTCGACTAATTTGCGCTCTTCTGCTAGTTTCTGCGTTTTCCGTGTGTAGTCAGCTTCACGTTGATAACCTCGGATAAGTTCATCCTTTGGGACTTCGATTTCTTTGCCATCAACTTTGACAACAAACTTCTCATCCCTAGGAGCTTCTTCTTCGGACTCTTCGTCTTCACCTTCTACTTCTTCAGAAGTTTCCTCTGCTTCGTCTTGCGGCTCCGCAGATTCCATTTCCTCAGACTCAGATTCGGGTTGCCCCTCCTCTGGTTGCGCCTCTGCACCAGTGTCAACACCCTCTTGAGCGTCTAGCATGGAAGCAAAGCTTTGCGCTGCTTGATTTACTGTAATCGAACCGACTGCGTTTGCGTTATCGGACATATTTACCTCTTAGTTTAACAATCATTTGTTCGGGGGTCTGCCCCGTCTACGTACAAGGGCAACTTCTGCCATCTTGCCTGTATCCATCACAGAGCGTAGTTTTGCTCTCAGAATATCAACTGTTGTCAGAAGCAAGTAAGCTTGCTCTCTAACTGGTCCTTCCATTAGTTTGGAAGAACGAATCTCACGATAACAATCGTCTTCAATTCGTTTAAGCATTTCATTAAGGAGTTCATCCTCAAGAAGTAACTTAGCTCTGTCTCCTCTTGCGAGGTTAATTTCTAGATCGTCCATTTACATCATTGGTTGGGGCTGTTGAGGGACTTGCGTCTGATTCATTGCAGCCTGTTGACGGATTAATTCTCGGTCTGTATTCATTGCGGCATTAATCTCCGCACTTTGAATTTGTACACCATATTTCAATTCTAGCTCATATCTACGCAAAATACCATCTTGTTCAACACGATCTCTTTCACGATCATCTGACATAATCATTTTTTCACGTTCTAAATCCAATTCAGCGGCTTTCTTTTCAATATCTGCTTGAATAGATTGAACCTGTACTTGGGCCAACATCTCCTCTGGAGTAAGCTTTGGCTCTGGGGGTGGTGGCAATTGGAAGTCAACAGGTAACTGGTTAAAGTAATTCTGTGAATCTTTAATACCAGCTAACTGCAACATTTTAGTTAATGTGTTTGTGTACTGTGGCAAAGAAACAACAGGATTATTAACGCCAGTTTCTTTAATCAACATTTCCTGACGCATTGCTACTTGATTCAATATATTGATTCGGTCTTCAAGAGTGCCATCACCCACACCAACATTAACAATTACATCCATATTGGCATCCCAAGAACGGGGGTCAATAGGTACAAATGTATTACGCAAACGAATCATTCTGGCTTTATCTTGATTCTCAATAACGAGTTTTAAGATACCAGTAAATAGTTTACGCAAACCAGTTTCAGCAAAGATACGGGCAATCATTTCAATGTGCTGATGTGCGGCATTAACAGTCGCAGATACTGCGGCTTTGGTTGTGCTTTGCAATGCGTCTGCATCTAGGCCAGAGGCGGCCTTAGAAATGCCTGTACGGGTCTGTTTAATGTCATCCAAGTAGTCAAGCATTGGGAACGCTGCCTGACCAACAAATGGAGTTGTAAACGGCTGAACCATACCTGGCGCTCTCATGCGAATAACAGCACCAACTTCTGTATTAAGCACATCTTCCATGTTGGCCTGTCCCTCAACAATCGCTGTACGGGGGTGAATGGACTGAGCTAAAGAATCTAAAATGCCACGTTGGACATTGGACTTGATACGCTGAATATCCATGACCACATCAGCAGGACACATACCAAAAAAGGTATGGGGTTCTGGGTCAGGACAGAAGGCGGCAAACTGGCGGTCATCAACAATTTCATTGCGGATAACTTTGTTGCCAGTACCGACTGTGCAAATCCTACGCATTTCAGCAATGCCATCGCCATCAAAGTCTACCTTCAAGTAGCCTTCAATGTAGAGAACACTCTTGCTAGATGGATCACCATTGTTTGCAGTACTGATAACGGCAAATGGGTTACGGGCTATGTACTCTTCGTTGTTGTCAAAGTCATTCCCATTACCTGCAACCTCAACCATTTCATCGTAGTCATAACCCATAGCGACTAGATCGGAAACAGTCTTCATAGTCCTGTGACCAACAAAGGTAGCCTCTTCAACCGACTTTGCTCTTCGGTCAATCAGGAACTCTTCTGGGGGCAATGCTTCAATCTTTACCTTGCCAGATTTGATTCTGCGCTTGATCTCCACATCGTACATCATGGGAGGGGGAGTCATAATGCCTTGGGCTTCGTTCATTGGCTGAGTGCCAGGAACAGGATACTCACGCACCGCAGAAATTTCAATATCTGGGTCTTGAGTCAAGAACATCATCGTCTGCTCATCAAGCATAGAGAACGACTCTGCTTTAACTTCTACAGACTCATCCCACCAGTACTTCACGATTCCAGCTTTGCGAACCAAAGCGTCTTTAAAGGCAGAGTGGAGAATCTTAAAGCCTGGGTTATCACGCTTAAAAATAAAGTCCACATAGTCTGTGGCTTGTTCAGCAGACTGAACATCCTCTGGTCCTTGAGGGGCAAATTCAACCACACGCTCTGGGCCAAAGAAAATACGCATCAAACTAGGTAGGATGCCTTGAACAGTATCACGCACATCCATTGATACTACTTGTGAGCGACCATCTTCTTCATCGCCAAAGGGTTGCCCATAATAGTATTCAGTAGCTAACGCACGATTGCCACCAATGTCATCATCTATGAAAGAAATGGCATCATAAATTTCAGCAGAAATTACGCCTTGAAGTTGCTCTTCAGACATAACCTCATCTTCTTGCATCTCACCCTGCAAGGTTTCAGCCATCAACATTGGGTTTTCGTTATTCATATATTTCCTTATCGTGAACCGATATAGGGGAGGATTCCAGATCCAGTATTTTGTAATAGAGAAGGGATGCCACCAACATAATTGTTAGCCATACCGCCACCGCCACCCATTGGGGACATCATTAATGATTTCTCATCTTCCTTTGGATTAAAGGAATATTTAAATGCTGAGTTAGCCATATCACCCATAGTAGACGTTGGATTTGTCATGGTGTTATAGACATTCATAGCAGGAGCCATTTGCTGACTAAATTGGTTTTGAGCAAAGCCACCAAGAGTGTCACCAAAAGACATTGGAGCCGCACCACCACCTATAACGGCTTCTGAGCCACCAACTGCCGCTGGCATTAGCGACTCTAGAAACGATGCTAATAAGGCTTCCATTTAATCTTCCTCGTCTTCCATGTTGTATTCGGTCTTAGCCATCATCAACATATTCTCTTGGCTCTTAGACATCTTCTTGGTGATAGGGCCACCAGATAACCATGCTGAACAGGTACGCTCACCTGCACACTTGAAGTCAAACAGTTCACAGTAGCCAAGATTAGCCGCACCCTGTACATCTTTGGCGTAGCCATCAGTCTCTTCATCGATACCTTTTAGGATGCAGTCTAGCATCTCTGGAGTTTGGATAAAGGCAGCGCAGTTACCGCAACGCATCTCTTGGACTTCATCAATAGATACTGTCCACATATCAGCTAGGTTCTGCCAGTACTCTTCGTTATCTTCTTCTGGGTTGGCAGGACCATAGTCAACATTCTTAATCGCCCAATTACGATTCTTTAAGTTGAACTTAATGTCATAGGTAGCGGTTGGGCATTTCATAATTACCATTTAACCTTGTTTGCCCAGAACGCTGCACTCATTTTGCCTTTGGCAATATTCTGAGCATGACGGGCTTTAAATGCTTCGTTTCTTTTAGATCCATCAGGACTACCAGAAACACCTTGTTGACCAAAGCGAATTAACTTCACTTCGTCACCAGACTTAGCCAATACAGCATGGCTTTTCTTTGGGTGGTTAGGAGTTTTCTTTGGCTTGTTGTAGCCAGAGAACTCTTCTGAACCACGCTTAATCATTTCTTTTTAGCAGTCTTAGCCGCTTGCTTAAAGTCTTTAGCAGTTGGCGCACCTTTAGTGCCAGGCTTTCGCATCTTTTCTTTAGAGCCAGCTTTAATTCGTTCTTGTTTGGCATTGATATTGGCATATAAACCTTGTTTCATAATAACTCCGTAACGCTGATCGTTGAACCAGTAACTGTTGCGTCTTTAATAAGAGCAATCTTGTCACCAGAGGCAACGGCAAATATCTCGCTAGTATTTGCTGGAATCAGCATACTGGTAGTGACAGTTGCGGTTGGAGCAGATCCAAACGAAACATAACAATGACCTAAAGAGCAAGCTACCCGAACATGAGTTGTACTAGCGGCAAAAGCAGTACTGGCGGCAGTTGTATTGCCAGCAGCAATTACTTGACTAGTTCCAATCCTAAATACATTAGGTATGGTATTTCCATTGTTATCTCTTGTTAAGAAAGCCATGATTACTCCTTAAGTTACTTTTTGCTTCGGTTAGTTGCAGTTCTACCGCCACGTTTGGGCATAGAACGAGACTCGCTCATGGCGATAGCAACAGCTTGGTCACGGGATTTAACCTTGTCACCAGAGGAAGACTTGAGCTTGCCTCGCTTGTATTCGCCCATTACCTTGCCAATCTTCTTGGCGGCTTCATCCATTTTCATAGGAATCTCCAATATAGGTTTCGTGATATTACCATAAATAATAAAAAAAGAGCCACTTTTTTAGGGTGGCTCAAAATGGCAACGGCAATCAGACCAAACCTCGGATCAACCTTTTAATCGGTTTACCCCAAGAAAGATTAGACCCCCATGAGATGGTGGCGGCATCGGACGCAAATGTCAAGACAAAAGCATCAGCCATGTCGGGAGATTTCAAACCCCGCCTGCGAATATCATCTTTAGATTCAATTTTTATCTTGCCATTAGATGTAAAGGTGTACCTTACAGTCGCCAGTTCAGCAATGAAGTCTTCATTATTGGGTATCTTGCAGTCCCTCTTTTCAAGCCAAGCCTTGGTTTTGTGCCATAGTTCCGCACGAAGATTGAGATACGTCCCGCCCATTGCGGGGCTTTCGGACACATTAATCCCACGGCATGGCAACTTAAGTTCTCTTAATCGGTCAACAACACCAGCACCTAGTCCAATGGAGTCAACCAGAATCTCTGTGGGTTTACTTTTGTGGTCACAAGCTTCGTACTGAGCGACTACCGCACCAGTTAACTGCATCAGATCGAGGTTCCTCCACCTCTCTAGGGTGTGGACAACATTGGACTGACGCTTACAAAGGACAGAGGAGTCGGATCCAAAACGAGCCACATCGAGTCCCCAAATGATCGGAGCATCTTCGTAAGCTCTTGTGTCCCTGTGTTTGGCAGACTCAAGTAACTCCATAGGAATAATCGTGTCATCATCACTACGTGGAAACTCACCCAGAACCCTGATCCGATAAGCGTTACTTTCCTCGCCATAGCGGGATTTCATGTCTTCTACGTACTCTTTACTCACCCTAGTAGAGTCAATACAGGATACTCTCTTTGTCCACCACTCATCTTTGAGCCTGTTATGCGTGTCAAAAAAGAAGCCAGAACTACGTACTGGATTGCCTAGCAGGATGGTTAGAGCGTTATGTCCAGACATAGAACCTGCAGCAGCCTCGAATACCGCCTCTGGGACACCAGAAGCCTCATCAGCTACTAGCATCACGTTCTCAGAGTGAACACCTTGTAGGGCTTCGGGTTGTTCAGCTCTACTGGTTCGAGCAGAGATAAACGCCTCGGTAGCGGAAGCCTTTAGCTCAATCCTCTCTTGTTTGACATCGAGTAAGTCTTGGATAGGTTGGGGTAGTTCTTTAACCCACCTTTTAAGCTCGGCAAACAAAGCGTCATACAGTTGGGCAGAAGTAGGGGCAGTCACCACTACCTTAACGGGATACCTGGTCAACAGGAACCAAAGCATTGCCCAAGAAGCGGTGGTTGACTTACCTACTCCGTGACCAGACCTGATACTTATCTTTCGCTCACCAGTAGCTACAGCGTTAAGAAAGTCCTTCTGCCAATCATCAGGCTCTACTCCTAGGACTTCTTTAACGAACAGAACAGGGTCATTCCTGTAAAGCCGAATGAACTCTATAAACGGGTTATGTGCCATTGTTTTCCAATGTCTCGACAACTACTTCAGCCTTACCCATGTGCTTTAGAGCCTGTAGGTGTAGATCACCCAAAGAGATATTGACTTGGGTCTTGGCGGTGTCGCCGTAGTTCTCAGGGTCAAGCTTAGAGGCCATCCACTTACGGGTGTCTACCTGGAGTCTGGCTTTGTTAACTCCACTGTTACTTGTCTCATCTGCTTGGTCAGCAATGTCTAAAGCCTCTTCTGCCAGTTTCTCAGCCTTTAGCTTCCTAGCAGCAAGGACCGCATCTCTACGCTCATCAGTATGGTTGATCCAGAAAGAAAGCATTGGCCTAGAACACTCTATGAACTCTGCCAAGCGTCCTATGGTCATTCCTTGGCTAATGTGAGCTGTAACAAACTCTATGCCCCCAAGCTCTTCTATCTTCTTCTCCAACGCTCTCCTCATAGGAAATCCTGCCATATCTTCTCCTTGATTTAATGGTTACAAATTCTAAACTATAAAAAATTTTTTTGGAGGGTTATATGTGTACGCAAACAACGTAGGGGGGGTCTATAGCTCAAATGCTATACCGATATGTGTTTATGTCCCCTGTTACTGCGCCCCCTACTTTTACTCAAGGGGGGGGTAAACCCTTACTGGTAAACCCTACCCTTACGTACTAACCCTTAAGGGTAAACCCCTAGGTAGAAACCCTATGAGGGTAAACCCTACTGTGATTCCGTACAGTAAACGCAAATGAGAATGATTCGCATTCGCATCTTGTCTCATGTGTGCAAGGGGTTGGTGTAGATCGAGGTCTAAAGGGTTTCTCTATGTGTTTCTAGGTCTATGCTTATCAATGCTCTTACCTTGTCTCTATCCCTTGTCTATCCTATGTGATCACCTTATCTATCCCTTATGACATTAGGACAACATGGCATGGTCTATCCCTTTATTTTCTTTTCTAATTGTAGCTACAAAATCAAACTGAGAACCTATGTTCTAAGGGTTTCTACTGATAGGGTTTTGGAGGGGTCAATGGAATCAACAAGTTACAGCAGTTGGCACGAATCTTTTATGCTCTATATGTGAGAGGGTAGATTTTTAGCCTCTCTTTTCTTAACTCTTAATAGGTGTTCACATGAAAAAACTCTCCCGCATTTTCCGCATCTACTCAGAAGCGCCAATGGCTGCTCTCATGGCTATTGGCTGCCTTATTGAGCTTCTATGTGCTTTGGGCTTGTTTGCTTACAATGCCAACTTTTTTGCTCTTTGTGCATTGATTGCTTCTGGTTTCTTTGCTTTGGCTGCTAGTGGCTTTGCTTCTAGTGTTTATCGTGATGTAAAGCGCAACCCTTGGATTTTGGGATAAGACTATGCCAACCCTAAAAATCCAGATCAAGGCAGTTTATGGCACTCTCAAGGCTTATCCCCTTTGTGAGCAATCAAAACTGTTTGCAAAGATCGCTGGCACATCTACTCTCACAATGGAAACGATCAAGCACATTCAAGCCCTAGGGTTTGGCTTTGATTGTGAGCAATACAGTTTGGAGTCAATCAAATGAAATCAGTCTACTTTGAAGCTCTCTGTGCTATTGCTCTATTCTTTGGGGCTTTGGCTCTCATGCTCGAATACTTTGATGTATTGCTGCCCTGATTCTTTTCTTTTCTTTTTTCTATCAAAAGGTGTTTACAAATGAAAATTACTCTCAAAACTAATGTTTTACGTGCGGCCTTGATCTGTGCTGCAAAAAAAGACCTGCGCTACTATTTGCAAGGTGTTTGTGTCTCATTCAATCACCCAGAAGTGGCAATGGTTTACGGGACTGATGGACACATTCTTTTTGCAGGTCAATCACCCATTGAAGTGATTGAAGGCCCTGATAACTTTGGTTTTAGCATCATTATCCCTTCTGACACTATCAAAGCCATTGATAAAAAGTCAGAATTTATTGATCTTGAAACCATAGAAGGTGGTGCAAAGGATTATTACTTGCTGGGCAATGCACGTTTTCAAGCCATTGACGCACGTTATCCCGACATTTCCCGTGTAGTCCCTGCCCGTGACGCATTTTCAGAATTGAAACCTAGTTATTTTGACCCTGCTTTGATAGTTAAGGGAAACGAAGCACTAGCCATGTATTACGGGTCTAAAAAGGGAAAAGTTTTCCCGCTGCTTTCAAGGGGTGACTATTCTGGTGTCATACACAATGACCAAAACGATGCACTGGTGGTCATTATGCCAATGCGTAACAGCCCAGGCAGTTATCAAGGGCTAAACCCTGATTTTATGCAAGTTCAACAAAAAGCAGCATAAGGGGCAAACCATGCACGACATGAAAGAGCAATTAAACACTGTTTGGGATGCACTGGAAGCATACAGGGAAGACCTTATTTCAGAAGGTGACGAACAACATGACGCAATTTGGGATGACATTTGCACTGCAATGGCATTCATTCAAGAAAATTTAAAGGTGGAAGCATGAAAACAATGGTTTATTTTGCAGAATTCAGGGATTATTTCCACGAAATTCGCCCTGATAATTTCTCTTATCAAGCATTAAGAATACTTTTTGACTATTTAGAAGAATACGAAGAGTCTACTGGTGAAGAAATTGAATTTGATGTTATCGCTATTTGTTGCGACTTTTCAGAAGATTCTTTTGAAAACATTGCAGATCAATATGGCATTGAATTAGATGCTGAAATGGACGAAGACTATCAAAAGCAGCAAGTTATTGAGCATCTTGAGGGTGAAGGTGTTTATGTAGGTGACTCAATTAATGGCATTGTTTATAGGAATTATTAAAATGACAAAAGTAGCAATAAATTATTCAATAACTCAAAGCGAAGTGTTAACCCGCTGCTTAGTTTTGGCACTCACTGCCCCTAGTGACGAAAAAGCAGCACAAGCAGCAGAACTAGCAGAGCAATTAGCAAAAGGTCTGACAAAAAAACAAGTCACACAATGCAAAAAAGCAGCAATAGCACAATGGGAGGCAGCATGAATACATTGATTTTTTTAATTGAGTTTTATAAATTCCCTGATTATCAATGTGCTGAATATGATGAATTTAGAGCTTTAAATGTTGACGAAGCATTGATTGAACTAAAAAAAGAATATCCAGAAGCTAAAGTTTTGAACACTTATGTTCACACAATGTGCATGGAGGATGTATGACAAAAGCAAAACCCAAAGATAAGAGACACCCAAAGATCATTAATGAGTGGATGGTTTATGAGGGCTTAAATGATATCAATTCAGTTTTTGGGGCATTGACTACCCTAGAAGCATATTTGAAAAGCCCAGAATTTAACACCTACCATGCACAAATGGCCCTTGATTGTTTGCGTGCCACTTTATGCACAGGCACAATGGCAATAGAAAACTGGTGTGAATTAGAAGAGGTGACACCATGAAAAAAGAATATTTATTCAATGTTTGGGCAAAGGGTGATTTTAGCGTGACTACAATCAGAGCAGAGAGCATAGAAGCAGCATTTGCGCTTTTTTGTGAGCATAGGGGTTTAGATGGAAAAAACGTCTATGCTGAAACAGTAATGAGTCACTCGCAACATTGGAAAGGGGCAGAATATGCAAGTTGGCAGCATCATTGCGTATGATTGTGACCCAGCGAAAATCGGTGAGGTCATCAAAATTTCAGTTTGCAGCATAAACTCTGAAACCTTTTTGACAATCAAGCCCTTTGGCAATTCTGAATTGATCTATAAATACAAATGCGAAGTTTGGCTATTGGCAGATAAGCTCTGAGCATTTCCACAAAAACCCAGCGTAAAAACTGGGTTTTTTTGAAAGTGTTTGCGAAGTGAGTACTCACATTCTCTAGAATTGATTATAAAGCCCTAGAATCGGTTTATTGTGTCTCAAGCATAGTAGGCCTTAGCAAAGCAAAAAAAACGGCTCAAAACGGGTTTTAATGGCTTTATAGGTGCATCATTGCATTGTGTCTCATGCAATAGTGGCACTCTGGCAAAAAGCGGCATTCTGGTGTTTAGCGAAGTGAGTGCTAACTTACATAATTTTGCGAAGTGAGTGCTAACTTACAAAAACCGAGGGTTTACCCTAATAAATGGGTGTTTTACAAAAAAGTGGCATTTACTTTTTAAAAAGTAAAGTTAACCAATTTTTGGAAACTCAAAGTTTTTGAAAGTTTGGAAATTAGAAAGCATTATTATTTTCGGGTGGATTTTCTAATAATCGTTTAATCGTATTATTAAGTGCGTCAATCTCATCCATTTTCTTAATATGCCACATTCTTTTTTGACCATGCCAACCTAATACTGAATTAGTATGGCAGTCTTGACATAATGCTATGCAGGTATATTGAAGACCTTGTTTGTAATGGTGGGCTTCTGATGGTCCTGCCTTATCGCATACTGAACAGGGAAGCATCTTCACCCTTGCTAGGTGGAATCTTTCCTTGTTGTTCAGCTTGTTGTTCATTGGGTTGCCCTGATTTCCATTCTGGCTGAGTACTGATTAGTTCTCCAGACTTCGATCCTTGCTTGGGCAGCAGTCATCAACCACCGATACTTCTCTTCTTTTTCTACTGCAGCCCTTATGCCCTCCAACACTTCAATGTATTCCTCATGGGCATAGGCAAAGGTTTCTTGTTTACCCAGAACTTCCGTCCCTGCCTGGCTCATCAGGTGAGCCTTCTTGGACTTTCGGAACTCCTCCAAGTACAGGCGCTCGGACTTCGCTTGGGCGTACAAGGGTGCGGTGTCGATCAAATACTGAATTGCTTTGTCGGGGCTGCTCTCCATGAATTAATCTCCAATGCTTCTCAGCTAAACGTCTTATTCCTTCTGACAAGGAACCATTCCCTGCCAAGGTCAATGCTTGCTCATGGATAGGCGCTACCCTTGCTCGGATAGTCCTACCTTGTTCGCTGATCTTCTTGCGACCAGCGCCTTTTCTTGAACCGCCACGTTGTTTCATGGCTTGAATTATAGCTACAAAATCAATTCTTTATGGCTTTTAGGACAAACCTAATGTCGTCATCTTCTTCTTGGAAAACAGTTTTAAAGTCTGCTTTGTAGATATTCCTGAAGTCGGACATAGGCGTTCTGCCAACCTGCCTCTTGTACTCATCTTGGGATAGAAATACCAGTTGTTCAAGCTGCATGATTCTTGTATGGCTTGGATCACCATAAGCCCAGACTGAACTTCTGGATGGGCAAGTCGCAAGGAAATGACCATTTGGCTTGAGAAGTCGCCAGAACTCCGAGAACTGAGCAAAGAATAGTTTGTAGTCGCCCTGTTGCCCAAGGTGTTCTAGCACCTGATAAGCATGGATTTCATCAAACTCGTTGTCGGGAAATGGCAATGGCAGAACCATTAAGTCCCACACCACAGTAGGATTGTGGTCAGCGTTGTAGTCCAAGGTGGTTAAGTTATCAAAACCAGTTGTTCTATCTGTTGCCATCTTTTTGGTGTGGTTAGATCCACAACCAATTAAAAGCTCTTTTTTTTGTAAAGTCATACGTCTTCTGTTTTGTAGTTAAGTTTGTGATACTGAAAGCGCATGGCTCCCTCCATCTCTAGCTCTTTAAATTGCTCATCAGAAAGAAGGCCAATGACATTGCGTCCCTCAAACCAAATCTCTTTAATGGATTCGTTGTAGGTTGAATCCTCATCTGATTCATACTCATAAACTACTGTGACCACTTCGCTACCTGCACCCACAGTTGTGTCAAATTCCCAAGTTTTTTCCATGATTTACTCCTGTTAAAAATTAAATGTTATTCCTTTTATGGAATATTTTGAATAGGTACTTACCCTAGTGTTGCGATCATTCGCAATGCGGCTTCTGGGTTATCAATCCTAGCTAACGTGCCACCAGCCCAATTCTCAAAAAAGTCTGTTTGTAGTTTTGTAAACTTCTTTTTAGAGCTTGTCTTGATCTCAACCAGAAAGGTGTGACCCTTGTATCCAACTAACAAATCTACTGGCAGACCAATGATCCAGACGTAAGCGCCAGCAGCCCTCAATGCGGATACGATTTGCTCTTGATTAGCATCAACTCTGGCGGCATATCTCATAAAAGAGTCCCATCTTTGATTCGGTTCATATATTCTCTGATCCTGTCTCTAGCACCTATGCCGTAGATTCGTTCTGCTCTCTCAAGCCTGGCACGAATGAGATCACGATTCTTACTTCCTTCCCAATTACGATAGAGTTCCCTAGCTTCTGCTTGCTCTAGGATTACTCTATCGCTTGGGCCTTCAATATTACGTCTGCTCCAAGTCACCAGTTAGCTCCAATGCTTGATTGATTAAACGTACGGGATAAGGTACGCCTTCCTTAACTCTGTCTAGCAGTCTCATAGCTTCAAAGTAGTTCATGCTTTTCTCACTTGTTGGGCAAACTGTCTGAAACTTTCTGGCATGGGCGCTGCCTTTAAAGCATCAGCCTTAATCTTTTCTAAAGCAGGGTCAGGCTCATTTTTACTCGGAACTGTGAGCCTTACTATGTCGGCAGGGTTTGCTTTTGTCGCAACCCAATCTGCTTTGAATGCTTGCCAACCACGAACAACACATTCCTCCAAAGCTTTCTCTAGAGTCCAACCAGCTTTGTTTGCCTCACTTGTGATGGCATCAATGGCTCTTTGAGTTATCGGGGCTTTCTTGGCTTTCCTCAAAGATTTGAATTCCTGCCAAACAGAATCAGAAACGCCTTCAGGCGGTGCAACGATAGTTGCTGTATTCTTTATTGGTTTATGGTTAGTGGTTAGTGGTTCTTGGTTAGGTGGAGCTTCGTCTACGACTTGTACACGATTCGTGCTATTTCCTCTACGCTTTGCTTCTCTTTCATCAGCTATACGTTTATTTGTATCTGCATTTTTATGATAGTGAAGTAGCTCTGCAAGTATCCTGTCTTGCACATAACATCCATCTTTATCTAACGTAAAAAACCTGCTTAAAACAAACTTGACGGCCTCAATCTCAGCTTCTGTTGAAGCCCAAGTCCATTCAAGTGCTTGTTCAAGTGTAGGGAAGATTTCTCTGTCATAACACGAATCAATTAGAAGCGTGTACGCTCCGTGTTGAAGCATAGTCAGACGGCCTGCTTTCTTGGCATAGTCGCCAAGATTTCTCTTGTAGTAGTGCATACAATTTTCCACTTTATAAGCCACTTAGAAGCAAAGAAACCTCGGCAGGGGAAAAAGTGGGAACCCTTTTCGGCAGGATAATTACTCCCTGCCTAGCCGTGTTTCAAAACATTGTATCAAATAAATTGATTGTTGGTAATTTCGTTTGTTGGTTGTTTGCCAAACAATCGTGTAGCCTGGGCGTTCATATTCGCATATTCAGACTTAGAAAAGATGCCCTTTGCGTTTCTGATGTCAAACGGGTTAAGCAGATCACGAGGCTCTTCTACCTTTTCAGCCTCAATCATGTGGGGCGCTAGAGTGTACTGAGAAACCCAAGACCTACCCATCTTAATTTTACCGATTTTTAATTTCTTCTTGTAGCTCATCTTTGTGCAACAAGCTGCAATAGATAGTCTTGGAATGCCAGTTAAGTCTTCTATTTGATAGGAAGTAAGTGGGCCGTTTTGTAATGCTCTGATAACTGCTTCTTGGGTCATTGGTAAAGTTCCTGAATGTTGATGGGGCGGTTTATGTGGTTTTCTAGTGTTCTGCAAAGCAAAGCTACAACTGCGGCATTGAAGTCCTCTGGTTCGGTTACATAAGCATTAGCCATTGTGATTGCGTAATCAAGCAATGTTTCTGCACATTTTTGTTCAATTTGTTCGATGTTCATACCCATAGCCTAGCATGATAAAAAAGTTGCGTAAATTAGGGAAAACCCCTATGTAAATTCAGGAATGTATGTGGCACATTAGTGGTGTGGGCAAACAGTAACCCACGCTTAACAGGAGTAAATATGCCGATTCTTAATGGAAAAAAGGTTGTAGACCTAGAGATAGATGGAGTAGATAGCAGGGACTTTCCAGACTTTGCTGACGCCTACTTTTCAAGTGGCTGCTATGAAGATGGAACACCATTGACAGAAGATGAGTTAAACAAGCTCACCGATCTGGCGGGTGATGTTCTGTGGACAATGGCTTACGAGAGTTTCCACTGATGAAAACACTATTTGAACAGTATTCTGAACATTTCTCAGACATACACTACTGCCCCTATTGCCTGGCAATCAAAGGGGATAAAATAGTTTGCTGCCAAGAAGCAGACTTTACTAAGTTCAAGGATTTATATATTGAACAACAAAAAGAAATTATCAATGCTGAATTAGATGAAAATCAAAGGAGTTAATATGTCAATAGAAGCGTTACTTAAAAAAGATGTCAATTCTCATACAGAGAAGAAAAATAACCTGACCTACCTATCGTGGGCTTGGGCATGGGCAGAAGCTCTTAAAGCTGATCCACAGGCCAGTTTTAGTGTGCAGATGTTTGGCGACAAGTGCTACATGGAAATCAACGGCACAGCAATGGTCTGGGTGACAGTCACAATGTTTGGCAAGCCAATGGTCTGTCAACTGCCTGTGATGGATAACTTTAATAGACCAATCCCCATTGAAGGTGTAACAACAACCAATAAGTATGGCAAAGAAATAACCACCAAGTTAGATAGCTTTAATGTCAATACAGCAATCATGCGGTGCATGACAAAAGCACTCAGTTTGCATGGACTTGGCCTGTATATTTATGCGGGTGAGGACCTTCCAGAAGAGGGTGATAAGCCTGATAAAGTAATCATTACGCCCACTCAAGGCGCACAAGATAATATTCCTCCAGAGGAATTACAGTACTTGCAAGAGATGGCAGTCGAATTGATTGCCACCTGTGAGCAAGGTGACCCCAAGGCAGCTTGGGATAAGTTGGAAGGAGAGAACCTTGATGCAGAACAAAAGATTGCATTGTGGACCCTGCTTCCCAGTAAAGTGCGTTCAGCTTTGAAAAAGGCTAAGGAGTTATAAATGGAAATGGAAGACATCAAGCTAATAGATTTTCTGCCAAACACACACATTTCAAGAGATGGTCGTATTTGGAGAAATGGCAGAGAAAAGAAGTTTACTGTTGGGCCAATAGGTTATGAAGTTGTTAGCTTTTCAACAAATAACAAAACCAAAACCTATTACAAACACAGGTTACTTCTTCATGCCTTTGTGGGTGAGTGTCCATTTGGTTGCGAGGCTTTGCATATCAATGGCAATAAACTAGACAATCGCCTTGAAAATCTTAGGTGGGGGACAAGAAAAGAAAATGTTGCCGATGCTATCAAGCATGGAACTGCAACCATTGGATCAAAAAATGGTGCTGCCAAATTAACTGATGAGATGATTAAGACTATTCGTCAATCTAGGTTAATAAATGATTCTGTAGATAAACTATCGAATCAATATCAAGTGTCTGTAACAACAATCAGACGAGTTTTAAATGGATTGACATATAAAGGAGTGTGAAAATGGAAAAACGCGACAATTCTGGGGTACTTTTCAAAAATGATAAGAAAGAAAGTGATCGTGCGCCTGATTACAAGGGCAACATCACAGTTAATGGTCAGGATTTCTGGCTATCTGCATGGATTAAAGAAGGTAAGGGCGGCAAGTTCATGGGACTAGCCCTCTCACCCAAAGAGCAACAAGCTCCTCAAAAAGCAAGTCCTAAAAGTTCAGGGTTTGATGACCTGGACATGCCCTTTTAAGTTAATATAACCACGGGGGGAGAGCTGTGCAAAGGATTTTCCTAGCTTGCAGACGAGCAGTTTTCCCTCCACCTAATAGGAGTTAATAATGAGTTTACTAACAAGCGTGTATTTTAAAGATACCTTTAACAGACTCTTTGGTTCAGAGCCAAAGATGATGGTCAGGACCACAGATCCAGATACAAGCATGGATGCTGCGGAGAAGGTTGACTCAACAACACTTGAGCAACAGGTCTATGAGGTTATTGCAACGTATCCAAATGGATGTATCTCAGACGAGATACTTGAACACTTCCCAAACAGAGGTGTTCAAACAATTTCACCACGTTATGCACCATTGATCCGCAAAGGATTGATTGAAGATACTGGTGAAAGACGCAAATCAAGTACAGGCCATTCTCAACGTGTTTTGAAAGCAATTAAATGATAGAAAAACCCCCGTATTCAAAGATCAGTTATCCATCTATGCCAAACAAAGATTTCAAATGGGAATCAGGTTCGGATGTCCAAGCTATTTGGAGAAAACATGGATGGACTCCACCCTCAGAGAAAATGCTTCCACCACCACCTGAGAAATATCAAGAACCTTTAAGGAGAGTGAGATGAGTTACGCAGCAATTGAGATGAAGATAATCCAATGGTCAGAAGCCCGTAAGATTATCCCAAACAGTACAGCATAAGTTCAGCTTCTAAAAGCAATGTCGGAGATGGGAGAATTGGCTGATGCAACCATTAAAAATGACAAAGAAGGTATTGTTGATTCTGTTGGTGATGTCATGGTCTGTCTTATTAACTACTGCGCTCTTCAAGACATACATCTGGTAGACTGTATGGAAATAGCATACGATCAGATCAAGAATCGTAGGGGTACTCTTTTGCCCAACGGAGTCTTCCAGAAGGACATTTGAGTGTCATAAATCAAATTTACTATGTAATTGCAACAATCGGTTGCGTCAGGAGAACATCATGAAATTTGAAATGGAATTTGGTTGGACAGGCAGTGAGAAAATTGTTGTTGAAACCTTCGACTTCGATAAGATTAAAGTCATTCAAGAATTTATCCAGTTCCAAGAGGAAAATGGATGGGAAGTTGAATATGAAGCTATTGACGATCTTGATGAAGACTTTGAAGAAACAGAAGAAGAAGAAGTGATCGTTGCTGGTTTAGACGATAGCGAATAAGTTACTTTGCCAACAGATAAAGCCCCACATTGCTAAATGCGTACCCTGCGTACACGATAGCCATGTGTGGGTTATCTTTCCAAAGCTGTTCACCAGCAATGTAGGCGTAGATAGCCCCTGTAAGTATGATTAGCCAAGCACTCAAAATGCACCTACATCAATGACTTCACCACGAAACTCAATCTGATCCTCATCAAACTTGTGAACCAACTCAGGCCAAAGTAGTGTTCCATTAAAGAAGTTTAACACCGCAAAACCTGATCTGTGATTACTTGGGTTTATCTCAGCATAAGTAAACTGTGGGCCATCAGTCTCAGCCAAAGTGCCTGTATCTACCCCAAAACGATTCCCGTTATAGTCAGCAAATGGCGTGACTTTTAACGAATGTAGATGACCCGTCACAATACTAACACCTGCATTGACAGTATTGTTGTGAGTGGCATGAACACCACCCTTATATCGGTGTTTAATGATGCAATTAGGAGTAGGCCATACTGCCCAACAGAAATCCCAATCAAGAAAGTGGTCTGTCAGTTTAAAGCCCAATACTTCTTTGTACTGTGGTGCGTGTTGCGCTAAACGATTGCCAAATCTAACATCGTGATTGCCCCATGTAAACAAGAGTTTTACATTGTGTCTTGCTGCTTTAGCTACTTCTTCAATCTCACCCAATGCACCCTGACAAGCTTTTAGTTCTTGGATAACAGTAGTTGCTGGTTGGTCACTTACATCATGTCGGCTTATAGAAGCGCCATCAAACGCATCCCCGTTACATATCACCGCCACAGGTTTGAACTCTTGGATAGCCCATAGAAGCCCTTTAAACGCTGTAGATCGTTGACCAGGTATGAAGTGAGCGTCAGAAAAAACAATTACACATCCATCTAGCATCCCAAGTTCAACTTGCTTTAGTGGACTAAATGACTTGGGTTTGTTTTTATCGTATTGCATACCACGCAAGTCACTTGCGTTAAGCACCATGTTGTATTCTTTTTCAATCCACCTTCTGCGTAGATGAGCCGCCCTGTTGTTTATTCCTAAGTGTTTTGCTATTTTTGTAGCAGACTGAAGTTGACCCCATAACTGGATGAACTCCATGTCAGTACAGGTTTCATTATGAGCGCCCATTGGAATCCTTAGACAGTAACTTTTCTAAAAGGTTAATGACTCTATGCTCTTGCATTTCCACTTCATCTTGAGATGATTTAGGATCTTGCGCCACAGTCATTAAATCGTGTAGGAATACATGAAGTAACTCATGTAAAGCAGTCTGATCTAGAGACTCAGGTGTTATTTTTTCAGCACCAAAATCACCTAGTCTATAAGTAGCCAATCGAGCAGAAGTATTAAACTCAACAGAAGCCATAGCAGCCTTTGCTGGTTTACTTCCTTTTTCAATTCTCCAATCACCCAGACTAAGAATTTGCTGCCACTTTCTGACACTTTGTGCGAAAAGTTTTGCATCTTCTGGTGTAGGAATGTTAGTCATTTCAACACCTTATACATGATTTATGACAATTTTATTTAAGAAGCTAACACAAGTAAGGCGTGATCTATGTGCTTTATGCGGTCTTCTAGCCCTATAAAACCGCCATTTATCTTCTTTGTTAAAGTTTTGTAATCTTTGGAATCAGCGTATTGATTCAGTTTATGGGTGTCCCAAAACCACCCTGCCGTGAGTGCAGCATACATGGGAGTTGCCACCAACTCAGGTTGCATTACAAAATCCACCCCTAGAGCTTGACCCGCATGGAAATAATTTGCATGGCCTGTCAATTGGATACATCCTCGGCCTCGGAAACGATACCCATCACCAGAAACTTCATCTCTGTTTCCCATACGATTTGAGTAAACAGTATTCGCAATTAACTTAGGATTACGAGCGCACATTTGGGCTTTGGCAGCATCAAACCTTTTAGGCCATAGTTTCTGTAAAGCCTCTGCACGATAATTAAGATTTTCTTCAAGGATTCTGAAGTTTCCACATTCATGCCCACATTGACCAATGAAAGCCGCTTTTCTAAGTGGATTCATAATGTCAAAACGCTCAAAAGTGGCATTGAGGGCATCTACCCACTCCTCACCAATATGAAGTTGTCGGAGTTGTTCTTTATTTACTGACATTTAGTAAATCTCTCATCTGGTTATACGAGTCTACGCAAGCGTTCAAAGCGACAGTATTCTTATCACCTTGGGCAACTATTTCTGCGATGGCATCGATTGTTGCTCTTTCGGCATCAGAAGGTTCATTAGTCGGTCTGTCAGATTGGCTGGTTGCTTTTGAATCTGCGCTGGTAAAGGCGGTACTTGTGGTGGCTTGTACGTTACTTGGGGGGCAGAGGCGCAACTTGCCAGCACGATTGGCAACAGCAAGAGCAGTAGTTTTTTTGTTGATAGCATCATTGGCTTCCTGTAGTTTGGCAGATTGTTGATTAAGTTTTTCGGTCATGTTTTGCTCGATCTGACGAGCTTCTTGATTCTTTTCGGCAATGGCAATCTTCATGTCTTCATCACGCTCTAGCCATCCATAGTGGTGTCCAACTTGGTATGTACCAAAGAGAGATACCAAAACACCCAAAATAAGCCACGGGAGAGGTATTGGGAACATTATTCAGCCTCTTTTCTTGCTTGAGCTAATTCTTCACGCTCTTGGTCATCTTCTAAATGGTCTGGAGGGGTAGTCGGTGGTGGTCCAGGTGTCCAAGATTCATCTAACTCTGGGTTCTTCCAAACAGGCATTGCACCAAATGGTTGACTAGGCAAACCATACGCAGATTGCGGAGGTGCATAGGACGAATTAAAACCGCCCATAGAGCCTCCGTATCCCATTGGCTGACACATTGGTTGCGTTGGAGGATTAAACGCTCTAGCGGCACTAGACATAGCCCTCTTACCAATGACTCCACCGATGCCACCAACGATAAGCAGAACAATATCGTTCAGCATCTTGGTGTAGGCTTGGTCAATCGGAGCCATACTTTTGATTGGCTGAGTGACAAAAGTCACAGAGTAGAGCAAAGCAGCAACAATGAACATGAGAATAAGTGTGACGGAAATCACAACAAACCCCCAAATTCTTACCTCAATCTCTTCAGTTGTTAGCTTTGGTTTCTGGTTGGACATCATTGATTTTTTTCTCCAAGATTGGGGCGACCAAGTACTCAGGGCAAGTCTGAGTGAATTGGCATCTAGGTTTCTGACATTGTTCAGCATGGAAATTATCTGGGTTTTGACAGAAATAGCGATATTTTTCATCACATCCATGTAGCATAAAAGCTACAAATACAAGTAAATACTTCATTTACCAAGTCCAATCTTTCCAAGTAGAAGATTAACAATTCTGTCTGACAGATCATCGGGCAAGAACTTTAGAAAACCCAAGAAATACAAAGCCACAAGCCCATAGACAAAGATTTTTAAGCATAAGTCAAAGGTCTTCTGGTATTCATTCATCTGCCACATCTACGAGTAGTTGCACAGAATTCCATCAACTCATACACGCCAATAAACAATAAAAAACAGACAAAGAAAATGCCACCAATAAGAAGACCCATTTCTAGTTGTTCTTGCTCTTTCTGTTTGGCTGCTTTCTCTGCTTTCTTTAATGCGCTTATCTCTTTAGCATCAGCTAAGTCCATCTCTGCTTGACGGGCTTTAATCTTCTGCCATACGTCAATCTTGCCTGTTTGCATGAAGAGCATCTTTAACTCTTCTTCAAATGCACGAGCCTGTTCTAGCGCCATCTCAATCTGCAATGCTGTTCCCATATTGGAACCTTTGCCAGATTGCTTGGCTTGAAGCATGGCTTTTGTAGCTACACTTTTTGCGTCAAATAGCTTACCAATCATGGGCGCAAGTGAGCCTAAGTCATTAGCAACATTAGCTGCCTTCTTGACCATGCTGATTGCCGACTGTATGCCAGCTAGAGCGGTTAGAGGATCAATCATTTTTTATCAACTTTTTGCCACTCAAGGCATACTACTTTTCGGTTGTAAACATCACCTGTCCATGCCCATCTAACACATCTGTATTCAGTTTTATCTTTACTAGATGCCACCAATGTAAACAACATTGAAAGCATTAGTAGCCATTTCACGGGTACGCCCAGACAATAATGTAGCTACAAAAGATGACAAAGCAACTGATACAGACTGCCGCAATGATTGCTACAGCCCAATCTTTCATGTTATCTAAACATATCAAAAAGACCAGTTGCAGGTGGGATAAAGTTTTCTGGATCATTTGTTGCAGAAGTCATACCCTGACCCAAAGCTGTACCCATTCCACCTGCACCTTGCAATTGCTCACCAAGTAAGAATCTAGTTCCAGCTTGACTACCCAATACATTTCCCAACCTATTTGCTGAAGTTGGAGCTAGGCTTGCACCAAGTAAGCCACCAAAGCCCATTCCCAAAGCACTATCGAAGCCAAGCATTTGAGCTGCTTGATTTCCTGCTGTAGCACCAATACCACCCGTAACAAATGGAAGTAATGCCGCACCAGTTTGAGGCGCAACTTTAGGAGTAATAGCACCACGAGTCGTATCAACAATGTCTCTCAACATCGTAACTTCATCTAACAATTCTGGGTTGCTTGCAAATGCTGTACGTTGTGGAGTAGGCGCATCTGGTCTGCCAAGATTTAAAGTTCTAGTAAATGCAGGTGCTGAAAATCCAGTAGCCGCATCTGGGTTGATAGCTTTGTTTCTAGCCTCATTAAGAATGGAGTATTGAGCCGCTTGTTTACCAACAGGTGACATCAAACTAACTGCCCGTTCTGCTGTTGCAGGGTTGGTGTCAAAATTAAACTTCTGCGCTGCTAAATCAATGTCATCTACACCCGATCTGCTAGACACAAGTTTGTAGATATTTGTATCTTCACGGAATGGCAAAACAGTTTGTTTAAACTGATCCATAGCTTTAGTGTGTTGTGCGCCAGCAGGTGTAAATAATCTAGCGCCATTCTCATCAATAGCAGGTGCTGCCCACACATCCACATCGTCAGCCATACCTTTGTATAACTGGTTAATTGCGTTAACTTGCTTTTCGTTGTATGAGCCAGGCACTACACCTTTGCGAACACGCTCCAACTCTGCAAAAACTGTAGATTGCAAATCACGCAATTCTTTATAAGAACCACCACCACTTTGACTTAATTCGTCTAATTTATTAAGAGTCTTCTCAATAATTGGAGTTTGTGAAGTAGACGGAAACTGCTTTACAACATTAAGTTTTGCTTGGTTGGTATTGCGTAATGGAATAATGTCATCACCAGCCAATATTTCAGCTTGTTTGAACTCAGGGTTTACATTGTTTTTTGCAGTCTTATATTGTTGACGCAAATCATCGGCAATAATTTTCTTTTCCCCGCCATCCTTCATTCCAACAGGGCGTAAATTATCAGTTGTTCTCTCAATTAAACTTTTTACTTGATTAGATTTTGCTTGATTTGATGCTTCTGTTGTGTAGCCAAACTGACGGGATTTTGTAAGAGTTCCTGCGCCTGGGCCACCTACATCACCGACATCAACATTTACACCCCTCTGAGCCGCAGATTCAATAATCTGACCAGTAACAGGATCACGATAACGTGTGCCAGAAGGGATGTTTCCTGCACGAGCAGCAACAGCACTTGCAGGTAAGCCTGTTGCCAAGTTGATACCAAGCAAAGCTAATGGGTTTTGAATATCAAAAACATTTCTAGCTATTTCAGCAGAACCAGTGCCTACAGTTGCACCCGCTGCTTGAGCAATAGGTTGAGCCGCCAATCCACGACCAACTACTTGCGCTGTTAAATTAGGAGATTGTTGTAGAAAACCACCAGCACCACCCATTGCAGGGATACCTGCTACTGCACGAGTAACATTGCCAATGCCACGTTCAAAGTTAGTTTGTGGTTGTGGCAAACCAAGCAAAGTTGCAAAGTTTGACATTGACTGACTAGGTGTTCCAAGCTGACTACCAGTTGCCCTGTTAATCAACATATTCAATGGTGATCCAACAATGTCAGCGACCTGACCCAAGCCTTCCATACCATATCGAGCAGTTAAACCTACTTGACGGGCAATAGAGTCTGTATTTTGTCTTACAGGTGCTTGTTGAACAACTGGTTGACCAATCATCGATGGATCTACTTCACGAAAGCCAGTTTGCGGAACAACAATATTGCCAACATCAGATGTGCCAATATTTGCATTAGGTTGTCTTTGTTGTGGCGGTTGACCAATCAATGAAGGATCAATATCTCTAAAAGTAGCCATTTTTGTACCTACAACTTTCTCAACATAGTCTTGCGTTTCTTTGAATGGAGGAACACCACCATACTTTTGAACATTGCCAGGCCCTGCGTTATAAGCAGCCGCCACCAATGTTGGATCTTGAAACTGTTGTGTTAACTGGCTTAGATACTTAACACCACCTCGGATGTTATCTTTCCATTCCATTCTGTTAACACCAAGATCTTTGGCAGTAGCCCCCATCAACTGCATAGGACCATAGGCACGATCACCAGTTCGTGTTTTAGGTCCTATAGCGTTAAAGTCGCCTTTAGATTCTGTTTCAACAATCTTCTGTACCAAAGAATAAGGAACGCCTTGCCTTTGGGCTTCTTGCCTAGCAAATTCGTAAACTTGTTCTCTGGTAGCCATTAGTCATAAACCCGATAAACGCCACTAGGCAATTGATAGGCCGTTTTACCTTTGTCAGGACCAGCAGTAACTTGGAACTGAGGCAAATACTTACGCAACCCTGGTGCTTCAAACATTCCTCTTTGACCTTGTGGGGATGCCGTCCATTTGTTAAGAACATCAGGGCCAGCATTTTTAGGATCAGAAACAAAATTATAGAAATCCTCTTTACGTTTATTAGCTTCACGCAAAACTGCTAAGTTAAAGTTTGTAGATTCTTTAGGATCAGTAATTTGAGCGTTACGCTGACCATAGTAGCCAATTTCAAAGTTAGAAATTGCACCTACGGCTTCAGACAAGCTTTCACCAGTAAGGGCGTTAATACCTTGACGGGCTGAAATAGCATTTGTTAAGAATTGTTTATTTCGCTCTCCAGAAACACCAAGACTGTTAAACACATTTCCTAGTTGGGTTCTGACGTTTGTAAATGAACCAGTATCAAAGCCTGGTTGATTGTAGGCATTTTGTAACTGGTCAATTACTGGTGCAGTCTTTTTAGCTGTTAAAAAACCTTTGTAGGCATCATCAAGAATTGGCTTAAATGCCGCATTTAAAGTTGCTTGTGCTGTGCTAGGACCAGTTTCTGGTTGGACAACATTAGCACCTTGACCTTGCAAAGCTGGCGGTGTAACAAATGTATATGTAGGAGCGCCAGTTGCAGTTTGTGATGTACGAGGAATATTAGCCTCACGATTAGCAGTTTCTGTTCTTGTTCTTTCTGCTAAAGCTTGTAAAGCACCATTTGCATTAACAATACCAATAACATTTTGGTTGTTGTCAAAAGCGTATTGCTCACCCTTCTGAAGCTCAGGCAATGTGTTAAGCGCAGTAGCTCTAGCCGCACCCTTTAGAACATTTGTTTCAAATTGAGGCTGACCACCGACCATTGTTCCAGTTGTAACAGTTCCACGAGTTGTATCAATTCTAGGAGCAACACCTTCTATTTTTCCACCAGGTGCAACAATAAATCCATCTTGCAGTTTTCTTTGCATTGAATTTAAAGTTTCACGAATTTGAGGTTGTGCAGGGTTTCCAGATAAGCGTAAAGAGGCAGACAAAGCTCTGTCGTAATCAATTGGCTGATTAGTTGCTTGAGGCTCAACACGCTCTTGTGGCAATCCTAAAGTTGTACCCAAAGCATAAGGGCTTGTAGCCATCCTTGGTCTTCCAAGATTTGCATTTAATGCTTGGCTTTGTGCTTGTTGCTGATTAGGAGCAAACTCTTCTAAGAAGCTAGAAACTTCACCACGTTGGCGTCTTTTCTCTTGCATCTCAGAAATAGCACGTTGACCACTCAAGTACTGATCTGGTACAGATAAGGCAGACTTCAAGCCCATTGATGGGTCATTGCTTAACAAAGAGCCAAGCAAGAACTGTTGAGTAGCTTGCTTTTGTAAGCTATTCTTTTCATCATCACTAAGGCCAGTAAGTGCCGCATCAGACAGCAAACCAAGATTAAACATATAAACTCCTTAGATACCTAGCAAACCAAGCAAACCTTGGCGTGAAGTAGATGTTGATGTGGAACCAGACCCACCACCAACATTCAGTCCCAATGCTTGGTTGATAATCTGTTGTTGTTCCAATGGCAGATTGCGGATGGCATCCAACTGTTGTTGTGATAACTGTTGTTGTTGATTGCCAATGTTTGCCAAAGCTTGTGCGCCAGTCAAGCCTAAATTCTGACCAGCTTGAGAAATATTAGCCATCTGACCAGAAGCGCCTAAACGCTGTTGATTGGCTTGCAACCCTGCACCTTGATTAGCCAAATTAGCTTGCAAGAAGTTTTGTGCGTTTTGCAGGCCAACTTGATTACGTGCCGCTTGGTTGGCTAAAGAAGCTTGATTTTGAGCACCAGCACCAAATTGACCTGCTTGGTTTAGTGCAGCCTGATTAGCCAATGAAGATTGGTTTCGAGCACTAGCACCAAACTGACCAGCCTGATTAATAGCCGCTTGGTTAGCCAAGTTAACTTGTTGTTGATTCTGAGTGTTTAGTTGACCAACATTAAAATCAAAACCTTGATTTGAAAGAGCCGCTTGAAGTGAAGCTTGTTGGTTTGCAATTGCCGCTTGTTGTTTTAACTGTGCATTAGTTAAACCATACTGGACGTCTACACCTTGATTAGCTAACTGAGTTCTGATTGCGGCATCCTGATTTGCCAAACCAAATTGACCAGCCAATGCCAAAGCTTGTTGCGTAGAAGCCGCATCTTGAGCTTGGTTTAATTGTTGAGCTTGCATCTGGCGAGACAAATCAGCCTCAGAAGCCTGTTGAGCCGCTTGATAAGCCGCAGCGTTTTGTTGAGCAACCAATCGAGCCGCATTTTCTCCATACGCACGATTTGTTTCTGCTTCTGCAACACCTTGGCGAGATCCACCAAAAGCACGAGCCGCAGTAGCTTGAGCCGCAGTTTGTTGTTGTTGCAACTGGCGTGAACGCTCAAGGTCAGCCAAACTTTGGTCAGTAACAGCCTGAGTATATGGATTCATATACTGCTGAATATTTTGGTTCAAGAATGAGGCCGCATCAATATCTCGAACATTCGCCCTTGCTTCTGGAGCAATTTGTCCCAATGCTTCTGAAGCCACATCTGCACCAGAAACACCTTCAAATCCAACATCACGAGCGCCAGTTCTTGCGGCTTGTGCGGCTTTAACTTGTTGTGCCCTAACATCACGAACAGCATCTCTAGCAAGTTGGGCCGCCTGTGAATTAGCCGCTGTGTATCCTTGCCCACGAGATTGTGCCGCTGTGTAACCTTGGCCTTGTGCTAAAGCCGCATTAACATCACGGGAGGCGACCTGTTGAGGCGAATAATTTGCCGCAGTAGTAGCCTGACCAAAAGCCTGGCGCATACCAGCAAATGCTTCACCACTAGGATCTGCAAATTGACGGGCAAGATTAAAACCAGCTTGTTGGTCAGGATTAAATCCTGCAAACTCTCTTGCCTGTAAATTACCCGCAACACCTTGAGCGCCTTCAACGTTCTTTAAGAACGCATCACGCATCGCAGGATCAAGTTGTGACGTTTGTTGACTTGAACCACCAGACATAATTACACCTCCGTAGAAAGCCAATAATGTGTTGGCTTCATGTTAAATTTGGATACAAAAGTTCTAGACCATCCCCTACGACCTGTTAGGGTGATCTTTTGGCATCCCATGTGTTCAGCGAACTTTTGAATATGGGGGGTAAGTGTCTCTAGTTCTTCTAGATTACCACCTGCCAAAAATATATGCAAAACCTTCATTCTTGGAAAGTTTTGAACCTGAGTGACAACAGCACTATTCTCACTAGGCCATAATTGCATCGTACAACTGTTAATACAGTCGGCTACGTCCTGCATATTATGTGTGTTATCGTATTCTAAAGCAGGTTCAAGTATTTTTTCTACTTTTTGAAAAGATACAGCCCATAATGGTAATTCACCATTAATCTTGTACTTTTCGTAGTCAATCATCTCAAACTGCCAGGTTTACCATCAAACCTAATAACTCCAACACGCCAATCAGCTAATCTCACTCCCTCAATCTTTGCGGCTATTTGTCTTCCGCTTATACGTACTGAAGTAGGGCTTGCCATTGAATATGGGCCAAAGTTATATTCAGTTGTGTTTGGGTAGAACTTAGTGCTAAACCGCACCTGTACATCACCAGCGGTCTTTTCATCTGGAATTAAACCAGTAAGACTCATGGTTCTATCACCTACTCCCAATTCAACAGGGCCAGATTTAGCATAAATTGTTTGGGAATCATAAGCAAATCCAACCTCATGCTCATAAACATATCCATCAGTAGAAATCATAATTGGATTGGGGAATATGCCTCTATCAGTACCGCAGGTACGAGCTAGAGTTCCAATTGACCAATGATTTTCTCTGTAGTTATATGTTACGTATGAATCAACTTCATTTGATGCTGAACTTGGATAAAACCACCAAATCTCACCATAAGTAGAGTTGTGAACTGCATAAACTTTAGATGATTGAGATAAATTTATATTGTTAAAAACATAATCTCCAACATCAGACAACAATGGTTTTATATATCCATCATAAATCCAAAACCCAGAGCCAGACATCCAAATACAAGCATTATCAGTAACAGCAACAGATTGCTTAGAAATTACACCGCAACCAGTGCCAACACGCTCAAAACTAAAAACGAAAGGAGGGCCAATGTATGTGGCAGTGTGTACATCAACATCAGTAAACAGAATAGTAGCACCACGGATGCGTTTAGCGCACATCAAAGAGCCAATAGTCGTTAAATCAAAGTCGCCAGCTTGATTGGTAGCAGCGGCAGTCCATATCGTATTGTTTTCCTGATCTGACCAAGCAACCTTTCTTGGATTGCCAGAAGCGCCTAAAGCAAATAAGAATCGTTCTTGAGTAGTAATTAAACCAGTACAACTTGTTGGTGCGTTTGCAATTACCGCAGCATCATTGGCTGTATTTAATTGCCACTCAAGCAATCTTCCATCTTTTGTTGAGCAAGCAACTAAATACTCACCCCATGTATCTAGGCTCCATGTGGTAGCAGGGGTAAATGCCCCCAAGTCTGGTCTTGCAACGCCATAAGCAAAACTACCATAGGTGCTATATCCATAACCTATTTTTTGAACTGCACTTGCATCACCAACAACTAAATCTGTGGGTGTAATGTCTGTTAATGTACCAGCCTCATTCATTGAATAAAGCTTTGAATGTGTACCAACCCCGATACGTCTGTTATTTGTGTTGTCACGCCAAGTAATTACGCCACGAGCCAATCCCGTCATTTGAGAGCTTGATCGCTTCCTCCAACCGCCAACAGGACGAATAGTGCCGTCAAACCAACGAACTAAATTGGAATCGTTCCAACGCCCTTTAGACTGGTAATCAGTACCATTTTTAAATACGCCTGGAGGAATTTGTAGTGGAATATAAGCCATGTTGGTATTCTATTGTGTAGGCAGGTTAGACACAAACGTCATTGTAGCAATGGCTGATGGGATTGCTGGCCTTGTTGGGCTTGAACTTGTGGGGAATGCCTCAAGAGTGACATCAAGACTTGTAACTCTTCCAACAATTTCAATGTAGTCACCTGCTGATAGGCTTTCAATGAAGTTTAGTGCCGCAACGATGTGTGATGCGTCACCAGTAGACTTACGAGCAGGAACATGGAAGCGACTATTTGAGTTAGCAATATTGACACCATTCTTGCGAAACCAAATATCAAAGTCTTGACCATCGTTACTTACGTTCTTGATTTGCAAGGAAAACTGCAAGTTCCAAATACCATCTAAAGCAACTGTTATTCGTGAGTCACTAGTAATGCTCACGCCATTAGAGAAATCTGTACTTGGAAAAAAAACAGGGTAGGCATCAGTTGTACTGGTGGCAACTTGGTCTGTTTCGTTATGAAAAACTCCGTAAGGAAAGTTAATGTACTTGCCACCCCTTGGGCCAAAAACAGACTGAACTGAATTAAGTAACTTAGTAAAAAACAACCTCAAAAGTCCATTGTTTTGATTCTGGACACTTTGTGAATAAACAATCCCCGATGTACCCAAAGAAGGTATAGCAGGAATGTCTAGTTGTTGTTTTACATTAGCCATTACTTTTTAAGCCATGTCTGCCAAACTGCACCCGCAGCAATCACTAACCCGCCAATCCACAAAACTGGTTGAGCAATAGATGCTATCCAGTTAAGAACCTTAACAGCACCCTTGGCAGCGTCAATAGCAGTTACAAGATCTTTAGTGTTCTTATCTATTTCATCTACCTTTGCTTCAACAGCTAGTAGACGCTCATAGATTTGCTCATGGCTTACATTGTTCATGGTGCATCAGGCCAAGTAATAGTCCAAGGAAATCCTTGTTGTGAAGAAATATCACGTAAGGCTTGACGATATGTAGCCCAAGCTTGTTTGTCAACTTGAGCATCAAAATCTTCTACTTGTGTATAGTCAGACTTAACCAAAAGATCATTTCGTGTTGATCTAACGTCATCTGCTTCTTTAGCTGTTCTTTCAGCAACTTCAGATTCTGTTGCAGAAACAATAGACCATACTTGCGTCAAAACACCATCTATAAATTGTGGAGTTTGCTCAACAACGCTTTGAAGATGATTCTCAACTGGTTTTTCAATCTGTTTTACTTTAACAGCACCATAACTTTTTATGATGTCTTCGTTATAGATGCTAGGAAACAAAACATCTGGATAGTCATTTCGCATCTCTTGCCATGACCAATAAGGTTTTTCAACCACACCATTTATAACTTTTGCAAACATTTTATCTCCCAATTCCAAATATTACACTGACCAAAGAATTAGTGCCTCTATCTGTCATAGATATAGCGTCACTAATTGAGGATGTTGTTTGTGTGTATATTTTGTATCCAAGATAGTAAACATTGCTTGTACCAGAGATAAATTCTGCTCCAGAAAAAGTAATGTCTGTACCTGGCGTAATTCCATCGCTACCTTTAAAAAAGGCAAAACTAACTGGAACACCTTCTAAATATGAGTTTCTTGATGCGTCTATTAGTGTTTGTGTTGCTGGCGCTGATGTTGTGTCAAATTCAAAAAGTTGGCTTACGCTTGATCCACCACTAGTACCACCATCTGCCCTAAAAACTAAAAGAATTTTTTGATTTTCAGTTGAGTCCATTCCAGTTAAAGTTGAACCAGCATCTGTTAGCAACAATATTCTTTTTAGAGAAATAATACATCTAGTAAATGTTGCAGCATCTGATAAATCTTCAGCTCCAACATATCCACTTGGAACTACTGAAGTTGGCAAAACAGAACCATGATCTGCATAATCAAATAAAATTACACAATCACCAGGCAATACGTTACTAGGAACAGTTATGGTGCTAGAAGACGATACTGAAGAAGAAACTAATCTTAAATTGCTAACATTAACATCTGTAGAAGGGAAAGAAACTGTATCACCCCAAACAATTCTTACTACGCCAGAGCTACCATTAGCTCCTAAATCTCCGTTACCACCTGCCGCCCTAGCGCCACCACCACCGCCACCAAAATTAGGACTACTGTTAGTATCTGATCCACCTAAGTAAGATCCAATATCTCCAGTTCTTGTTGAAGCAGTAGCACTCTGAGTTCCTGCAGCTCCATTTGATCCAGCTCCATAATAGAAAGTGCCACCACCACCACCACCAGTTCCTGTTAATGCAGAGCCTGTCCATCCATAAAAGCCACCACCGCCACCACCGCCAGAACCTGCTGTAGGTGAAGTTGTGCCAGAGCCACCAGCACCGCCAGTACCAGAATAACCGCCTGCGCCACCGCCACCGCCACCACGATCATTGGCGTTTCCATTGCCACCAGCACCGCCAGCGTTTTTTGTATCGCCAACAGATGTAGCTGTAACTCCACCAGCACCACCATTTACTGCGGTTGAACTTGTACTTCTTGTTCCACCAGAACCGCCTTTTGCTAATAATAAATTTGTACCACCTCTAGCAATATAAGATTGACCGCCAGCACTTCCGCTTGTTGCGCTAGTTGTGCCACCATTACCACCGTCTCCCTTAGCGCCAATTCCAACAGTAAGTGTCTCGCCAGGCGTTACAGAAATACTATTTGAGTAAACAAATGCGCCACCACCACCACCACCTGCTGATGCAGTAGCAGTTCCGCTAGTACCACCACCACCACCACCACCACCAATTGCCAATGCCGAAATAGAAGTTACACCAGTAGGGACTTCAAATGTGTATGTTTCCCCACCATTACCAGTATTAAACAATAGGCCACCAGCAGGTCCTGCCGCTGCACTAGAAGAGGATGTTTTTATTGATCCAAACATAAAAATCCTTATGGAGTGTAATTTTGAGCAACAACAACACCATACCAGTTTGTGCCGTCAGCAAAGAACGACAAAATATCTTGTCTGCTTCCAACAGCAGTTATTGTTGGTGCAGTTCCTCCAGACCATTTAACACTACTAAAGCTACAAGTGAAACCACCTGTGCCTGATTTCAAAAAGACAATAAAACTTTTTCCTGCAGTTGCCGTAGGCATTGTTACTGTGCAGTTATCAGTTAATGTAATTATTTGAACTGTTCCATTAGCTAGATCCAATGTAATTGCAGTTGAACTATTGGCAGAAAATGTACCTTCTGTATAGTTTGTTGCAACAACTGTAGTAGCAGTAGCAGTGGTAAAAGTACCAGCAGCCGCTGTTGTGCCACCTATCGCTACATTGTTCATTGTTCCCGCAGTTGCAGGATTTATTGTGAGGGAGCCAGTTCCTGTTGGCGCAATAGATACTGATGCATTGGCAGGATTGATGTTGGTTGCAACATCTAATGATAAAACGCTTCCACCACCCGCACCCCATGATAGTTGACTTGTGCCACTAGCGTTTCTTAATTGAGCACCGCTAGAATTAACAGCATCAACAAAAGGTGTAACGACTTTTGTGCTACCAGTAACTATTGTTCCTGTAATAGCCGCTGCCGTTGTCCCACCAATTGCAGGTGGGCTTGCAAGATATGTTGATACGCCAGTTCCCTGTAATGTTCCAACAACATTTAAAACTTTGCCAGAGCCGACATTTAGGCCAACACTGGTTCCAGTTCCATTAGCTGTAAATAAACCATCTACAGTGTCTAAGTCGGTATTGATCTTAGTACCCCACGAGTCTGTAGAAGCGCCTACCTCTGGTTTGGTAAGACCTAAATTTGTGGTTGTAGTATCAGCCATTTTTCACCTCATGCGGCAATTTGCCATGATTCACTGTTATCAGAAATTTCATTCCATGTCTCTGGAGTATTTGATACATCCGTCCATGTTTCGCTAGTATCGTTTTCATTTTGCCACTTCTTTTCGGCAGCAATAATAAAATTTGACACGCCATCAAACTGAACACCAGAAAACTGTACTTTTTGACCAAATATAGACGCATCACTAATGGCATCCATTGAAACTGATGCATTCAAAATGACAGAAGAATCTACTGTCATTGTTGCTTCTGAAGCTACAGTTGCAGAAACAAACGCAATTTTTACTGCGTCAACAGAAGCACTAGATACGCAATTAAACGTGACAGAAGCCGATGCTACTTGTTGTGAACTAATTGAAACAGCACTTTGAGCCGCAATCGTTAAAGAGCCAGTAGTAACAGCACCAGAACTAATTGATACAGAGCTAACGCCAGAGAAAACAACATCCCCAAGGGTTACTCCATAAGAGTAATTCCCTCCTCCGTAATAACCAGATCCGTAAGCAGCCATATCAAGTCAAAGTTATATCTAAGCTTCCAGCAGGAATTCTAAACACATCACCATCATTAATTGTTCTATCAGCAGTCAAAGCAGCCCATGCCAACATATTGCCACCAGTAGACGCATCAAATACTGCTGCCCAACCAATTGTTCCCCAGTTGCCACCAGAGGCCGCATCAAATTCAATTGAAGCACTATTTGTGGCAAGTGTTGGAGATGTTCCAGAAACAGTTATTGTTCCAGTAACTTTACGGGCATAACCATTTCCTGACACCTCTGTGCCACCGCCAGTATCGCTAGGAGCGGCAGTAAACAATCCTACGTACCAAGCAGTAGGACGAGTTGCTGAACCCGTTGTAAACAAATATGTTAGTACAAGATTTTCGGTGTAATCATTAAAAGATGACATTTTTTATCCTAAAGATCGGGCACGAACAATAGGTGTAGAAGCAACAGAAGCCCTTTGATCTGCTATTTCTATGTCGCCAATGGAGTTTGAATACAAAGTACTCCACACAGCAAGACGTTCATCGTCTTTCAAATATGGAGATGCCTCAAGCAATGCACCATATAAGTACAAGTCTGGGGCGTAAGCAAGAAGCCAGTTGCTTGTGTTTGAATCACTCAATACTGGAATCTTACCATAATAAGTTAATTCACCCGTATAACTACCATCAGGAGTTGGAATTACTTGAATTTGCGTTCCAATAATTGTATAAAACTGAGGCTTTCCACTTGCAACATACTGTGTTGAAGATCCATAGTCACCCTGATTTTGGGTGACATATTGCAAATATGTAATTGGATTCGTATTTAACTGAAACTCTTTTGCCTGTAAAAAATCAGCAGGAAAAGCAAAATATTGAGTGTCTAAAGTGGCAGTAGCCCTTTTTACCATCTGGCGAACACGCAATTTACGATTAAATTTTGCCTCTGCCAATGTGATAAATGAAGGAATAACAGAAGTCAAATCATCCCGATTAAGATAATCAGCTATGGTTGTCTTCAGTCCACTGTAGGTGTCAATTGCCATTTTCTACATCCCTACACATTAATGTGTGTTCATGTTTATACTCAAATGTGCCAATATGGTGGATCTGTTTTGAGAGATCCTGGTCAACATAAGTTTTATGCCCATTCTGGGCGGCTCTACGGCAAAACCATACATCTTCACCAATATAGTCTTCCGCAGCGGGAACCCAAGGGATAGCAAACCAAGGATATTCCATAGATTTGTAGACTTCGGATTTGACAAGCATTACACCCATCCCGCAGTAGTCTACATCAACAAGTCCAGTTGAATCGTCCTCAGTATATACCCGATTGATAAATGTTGCATCCATATCTGGAGTATTTTTTTTCACCGCAATCGGCTCGGTTGGGAATCTACGCTTGGCATAGTTTCCACAGACAATACCAGTATCATGCTTTAACAAGCGAATAATAGTATCCTTTGGAAAGCGCATATCGCTATCTAACCAAAGGGTGTGCGTACATTCCGCCTCAATAGCATCTCTCGCTAAATCCTGACGTTGTGCCGACAACAAAGTGCCAGAGCTAGTGTAGATCACTACTTTGTGATTTGTTGTACCTACAGTAAATCCAACTAGCCTAGCTAAGTCAAAGGCAAATCCAGAGTTAACAAAGTCCCGTGTTGGGACTAAAATCCCAATGGTCTTACTATCCATTAAACTTCTCCAGGTCTTGTGCGAAATGCACGATTATCAGGGTCATTGAGCCATCGTTTCATGTAGGCTTGATCTTCAAGCTTACCTTCTGCTTTCATTTGATAATACAAAGCCATTGGAATCGATGCAACATGGTGCAGATCACCCTTCCAATTAGCCTTTTCATCAAAAGAATTAAATCGTTCTTTGTTTGACTCTACTACTTCAGTAGCATCAATAATTGTTTGAATGGTCGCCTCATCTTTTTCAGCATCGTAATGCCAAAGTTTCTGAGTCCCCATCTCTAGGTTTGTGTCAAAGATTTTTGTAGTCATAAAAAAAAGGGTGGGTTATTAGCCCACCCCTTTGTCTTCAGATTAGGTCTGAATTGTAGAGTTCAGGTCATAGACAGCGCCATGAGCCTTCTCGTTCTTGATCTTCAAGCCCCACTCACACAAGAGCATACGCTTCTCGGCATCACCTGTCTTAGCCAGTTCAACTGTCTGGAAGGGACGCAGATAAGCAACAGATGCGTACTCAGGATCAAGCACAAATACATCACGCTCACGTTGGAAGCGGTTAGCAACAATGCTCACGTTACCGAAATCGGAAACATAAACATCCGCAGCGCCAATGATAGTTGAAGGTTTAGCACCTGTAACATTGAAACGCTGACCAGCAATGCCAGCCATCTTAGACAAGTTCTGCTTGTTAACAGGACCAGCCATAACGACAGATGGGTTGCCGCCTTCTGTCCACACCTTCTGAATTACGTCTTTCAGCAATGCTTCGCTGAATGAACGCAAGTTAGTAGTTGTGGCATCAGTACGAGCCGCATCAGGAATGGTTGTGTATGAAGGATCACTACCGCCAGTACCTTCGCTAGTATTGGTCTTTAAGAAGGCCAACAAAGCGCCTGATTTACGAGCAGATGACGTAGAACCAGCGGCAGCGGCTTGGTTAGCCAACATTGTTGACTCCATGTCACGCTTAATTTCCGCAGATTTTTTAGCCATTTGATAGCTCAATTCAGAGCGACGACCTGCCTTGTCAACAGCTTCCAATGTACCAGCAATGATTACATCCTTACGGCTAATCTGGGTGTAGTTGCCCAAACGAACTGTAGCTGTAACTGCTGTGAAAGAGGTGATGTCATCGCCCTCGATCTGTGCATTGGTTGTGA